GGTACGGGTCCGGGTCCGGGTCCGGGTACGGGGCCGGGTACGGGTACGGGTACGGGTACGGGGACGGGTACGGGTACGGGTCCGGGGACGGGGACGGGTGCGGGGACGGGGACGGGGGTTCCCAATGACCGAGACACCGCGACTATCAGCGAGCATCGCGCAGAAGCTGCTCACAGAATGCCCCCTAAGCGCTTGGTCGGCACATCGGCTGCTTGGCAACAATCGCCCGAAAACAACCGATTCTCAGCGAGCTGGGAGGCTCTGGCACGCCGCTCTGCTCGAAGGCGGGGCGGGAATCGAGGTCATCGACTGCGATAGCTTCAGATCCAAGGCTGCTCGAGAGGCTCGAGACAAAGCCGAGCACGATGGGAAGATCCCCGTCACTAGTGCCAAGTGGGATTCGATGCAGCACGCGGTATTCCACATCCACGATGAGCTAGCCGCGCACGGTATCTGCCTCAACGGCGATGTGGAAGAGCGGATGGAGTGGAACGCACGCACCACGGGAGGTGAGGAGGTCGCCTGCTCGGGGTTCATCGACCACAGGCAAGGCTCGTTCATCGACGACCTGAAGACGGGAGACACCTGCGTAACTCCCCACATGGCGGCGGGGCTCATCGCGAAGTCGCACTCTTTGCTGCAGGATGCCGCCTACAAGAGCGCGGTTAGGGCGAAGCACGGTTACGAGGAGTGCCAGATGCGCTTCATCTTCGTGCAAACCTGCGAGCCATACAGCGTGACTCCGGTCATCATGTCGGGAGAGTTTCGGGAGATCTCGCATATCCGCTGGCAACGAGCAATAGACGACTGGGCGAAGTATCTCGCCCTCGGCACCGACCGCAAGTTCTGGCCGGGTCCGGTGCCCGAAGGCTGCGCTACGGTACACCCGCCGGGGTGGATGATGTCAGTCGAACTGGAAGAGGAGGCTATGAGATGACCCGCACATTTGAAGCGACAACCGCCAAACGAGATAGGGTGCCGATGCTGGTGGGGCTAGTCGGTCCCTCCGGCAGCGGCAAAACGAAGTCAGCACTCAGACTCGCAGACGGGATGGTGAGGCAGACGGGGGGCAAGGTGTTCGTCATCGACACCGAAGCTAGACGCGCGCTCCACTACGCCGATGAGCATGAGTTTCAGCATGTACCGATGGAGGCTCCGTTCTCGCCACTCGACTACCTCGCCGCTCTGGAGTTCTGCGTGGCACAGGGCGCTAGCGTGGTCGTCGTCGATTCAATGACGCATGAGCATACCGGACCGGGCGGCGTGCTTGAGATGCATGAGAAGTTCCTAGACGATAAGGCGGGTGACAATTGGCAGAAGCGCCAGAAGCTCGGCATGAGTGCTTGGATAAAGCCAAAGGCACAACGCCAGAAGCTCATCGACGCGATACTTCGCCTCGGGATCAATGGGGTATTCTGCTTCAGGGCAAAGGAAAAGCTCAAGCTGCGCCCCGGCAAGGATCCAATCCACCTCGGGCTGCAACCTGTCGGCGGTGACGAGTTCGTGTATGAGATGCTGGTGAATTGCTTGCTCTATCCCAAAGCCGAGGGAGTCCCCAATTGGGCACCGGATGAGAGCGCCGAGAAGGTCATGCTCAAGCTACCCGAGCACCTGCGCCACGTCTTCCCCGCCAACGAGCCACTCTCCGAGGCAACCGGCGAAGCTCTGGCGAAGTGGGCAGCGGGGGACAGTGAGCCGCAGCCGGAAGGGACGCTTGAAGACGCCATCCGCGATATCGTCGATGCAGGTGACGAGCAGGAACTCAACGCCGCCCGAGAGAAGTGGGGCCGCCACAAGTGGAGCACGGACGAGAAGATAGCTTTACGCGATGCCGTTACGGATGCTCGTAGCGAATTCGCGGATGGGGAGGGGTGAGGAGATGGACTACACAGAGCCGGGAGTGCGCTGGGATAACGACGCTGGGGTATGGCGCGAGACCCGCGGCGGTGGGCAGGGGCCGAACGGTCAGGGTATCACATCGGCAATTGTTGAGGATTACATTGGTGACCTGCTTGCCCGCCTCGCCACCCTGGAGGCCGACCTCGCCGCCTATAGGTGGTGGGTGAGGCAGGGCCGATTCACTTTCCTTAAAGACCTGATCCTCGCAGAGATTCGGAAGGCGCGGGAGATCGAGGGGGAGGGGGTAGATGGCTGACCGCGAGCTAACGATCCCATCGCTACGCTTCCGAATCGAGAACGGCACCACGCTAGAGGAGGTCCGCATCGCTCGGGGAGAGGATGGGTACACCGCCACAGTCCGGGCCACGGACGGGCACACCGTGTCACCCTCAAGCCCCGCTAGTGAGCCTATGCCGATCTGCGTACCTGAGCCGCAGGTTGCGGGACTACTCGCGGGAGCGGCACTCGTTGCGCTAATCGCAGAGGTGCGCGGCCTGACACGCCGAGTCAAAGCGAGCCGCGAACGACTAGAACGACTGCCGGCTCAGTCAGCAGCGGGAATCGTCGAGCCTTCGGGCAGGTGATAGTTGTTCGTAACGGTGCCGCCGCCCGACATGTAGTCGCTAACGGCTTGGATGAGTGCTTGCCCGAGGTTGATCCCGAGCAGTGCGCCACCCTCCGAGATCTCCGCGCCTTCCATGCCTCCAGGCCCGGTGACATCACCAACGCCGGCATACAGCCCCCAATGATTCCCGTCCGCAGTAGCCTTGCCGATGTGGGTTTGGCAACCCGAGACCAGCGCAACGAGCGCCAGCAGTACGATTACTCTCCGCATTCCGTCCCCCTAGAAGTTGTAGGCGATGCCCACGGACCTCTTTGAAATTGTTGGGTACACCCGAGCCGGCGCAGTGTGCCCACGATACAGCCGATACGCAGACCATAGCGCGTGGGAGGCTAACAGAGGAATGGCGATCTCACCTCGTCCACCGAGACGCTTGAAGTTGTACATATCCCCGTCCCTCCTGAATCCCCCGATGCCCGCCTCAGTCCCCACCACGTAAACCGCAGTGCATAAAACGTGCCAAGCAATGATACCAGTCCCCACAGCCGTACGTTCCTGGCCGAGCGCGAACACCAGCTCGCTAGCAACCGCCTGATTAGCGAACCCCGCCATGTAATAGGACGGAGTGCCGAGCCCTTCGGTGTGGACGTAGAGGAATCCATCTCTAGCCTGAAACCTCGAACTCTTCCCCCTACTCCACCCCTCGAAGAAGTGCCCCGACTCATGCGCTGCAAAGCCCATGCCAACGCCTAGCAGGAATCCGCCACCCTTCTTAGCCCATCCGTCTGCCTGCGCTGTAGACGCGCAGAGGAGCGCTACAGCAACGGCGGCTAGTTCGTGTCCTTTACGTGCTTGGCGATATCGCTCAGTTCGCATTCTACTAGGTTCTCTTTGCGGTAGCTCGGCCCCTTGCAGACGCGGGCGATCACCGCTGCCCTCGACTCCGCTTTGGCATTCTTGACCGCTTCTTTCTGCTTCGCGTCTGCTCTGTCCTGCTTCATCTCGCCGACCAGATCCTTAACGGACTGCTCGACTCCATCCACCTTCTTCTCAATCTTGACGAATCTACCGTCGATGTACGCAAGGTGCTCGTCTTGACGCCCGTCCGTGGCTTCCACGCTGAGAACCCAACCTCCTGCGGATGCGGTAGCAGCAACAATTGCCAGCACGATTGACCACCAGTTGATAAACCGGCTTGGGTCCAGCTTCTTCCGAGCCACGTCGCCCCCCTATCCCAACAAAGCCGCAGCGGGATAGATGAACCCTGCTGCAATGCAATGTGCTGCGTTCCATTCTTCTACCTGCTCGAGCGCGTGTTTCGCATTCCGAGCTGCCGTGCCTGCTGCTAGATTCGTCGCATTGATTACCGCCACGAGTTCGATTACCTCGTCAGGTTGCAGCCTGATCTGAGTCCACTCCAGCAAATACTTGAGCACGATGTTGAGCACGAGCGTACTAGCCGCCGTGCCTCCTATCGCCCTCGGGTCTCGCGTCTCTGTATTCTCAGCCACTCTGAACCTCAGTAGTTGGTTGGGGGTGGTGGCCCCTGCTTGTCGATCAATGCCATGCCGAACTGTATCGCGCTCAGTTGGTCGGCCGTTGGGGGGTCGGTCCAATCGGCTCCATCGGTCGTAGTTATCACGCAGTCTGCTAGCTCAACGCCCGCCGCCAGAACTGTCCCGTATCGATTCGCCGCCGTTCCGTCGTCGTCCGAGTAGGCGAGGGTCAACACGCACTTGTAGGGGCTGACGGTCGTATCGGTGTAGTCGCGTTGCACGTAGTAGCGAATCCCATCTGTATGGTAGAACCACTCGCCGAACGTCACGATATCCCACTCATTCGCGTCATCGTTCTCGGGGTCGGGTCTCTCGGCAATCGTGCCTGTTGCATTTCCACCCGTTGGAAACCAGCGCTGATAGCTGATATGCGAGCGCGATACCGAGCAGTTGGCAGCCGTCTCCCCGTTCAGCGAAGTCATGCAGTTCCACATCGACTTAGAGGTCTTCGGTCTCGGGTCGGCGATACCGTGCGCGGCAAGAATCGTCGGCATCAGGTCGCTAGCGTGGAACATCTGATCCGGCAGCATCACCCCATTCTCAACGCCACGCCCCGCACAAACCAGCGCAGATCGGATGCCGCATGGGTAGGCGCTCTTCTTGACGAAGCCTGTACTGCACTCTGCGGAATGGATGTTGGGGGCCATCGCCTGCGCGGTCCCGTTGTCGGTCATCGAGCAGACCACCGAATCAGACGATGAGCTAATCACCTGGCCATCATGAGTCTCAATGGCATCAATCAGCAAACCCTTCTGCACATCGAGGTATTCGAGCGAGGCTAGCCATACATCGCCCTCGTCATCTCCAGCAGTGAACGAATAGCCGGGGGGCCAATCGTGCTGGTCTTCCGTCGCCCCGTGGTCGGAGTAGTTACACGAGCCTATAGCCCCCGCCCCCGGTCTGTTCGGTGCGTGCGTGATATTGTCCCAAACCAGCAGCACGTGAAAGCCGGTAGTCTGCGCTTCGATGTATTCGATCGCGTCGTCGTATATCTGCTTGCCGGTGTTCTCTGTGCTGAATGTAATAGCCCCGTCAAGCGTTGAGACGGGGCCGTAGTTGTGCCCCTTGCAATCGTCCCAAACATTGACGGAGCCCGGCAGAACTCCCTGCGTGTAGTCGATGTTCCACGGGTTGTCGTCGTTGCCGAGCATCACGATGTTGGCCGTAGTGAAGCCAAGCTGTTTGATGAATGCGACTCCACTAGCAGGGTTGCTTATTTGGTCCTGCGACATATGGACCTTGCCGGCAAAGTACGTGCTCTTGCCGTTTGCCTCTAGCGTCCTCGGCAGTGTCGAGATGGCGGGGTTAGCAGACCAGTATGAGTAGTCATGGTCTGCGCGCCGCCCCGCCCCATACATATGATTGTAGTTGCCGACATCGAGCCCTGAGATGATCGACCACCGAGTAGGAGTACAAACCTGCGAGACCGTCATCCCGCTAACGACCATCCCCGCGTCTACAATGCGCGTCAGGTTTGGGGTATCGACTCCGGTGTTCGGCGCAACGGGAGTAGCGGGGTCGGACGCATTGGCGAATAGTTCCTCCCCGACATCGTGCAACCCCTGAAAGTTCAAGGAGCTAACGTCATCGTGCATCATGAGCACAAAGAAGCACGGCTTAGCCACGCAGCTAGGGGTAACGTCGGAAGCGTGCGCAGGCGCAGCCCATGCGGCTAGGAGCATCACAGCTAGAGCAGTCGCACGATTCACAGGTCCGGCTCCTATCGCGTGTAGCAGAGAGTTACGATTGCATTGTCAGTGCCGCCCGCCCCTACCGCAGTGACGTTAAGCCAGACCATTTGATCGACTGCAATCGACGTGTTGGCTAGTGATAGATCCTCATCGAGTGTGCTGTCTGCATCGCAGGCGCTAATTGTAGCGATGGTCTCTGTACACCTGGCTTTCTCAAGCCGAGCTGCTGCGATAGTCGTTGAGCCGTCATCGTCGCAAAAGTTGTCAGGGTTGCCAGATGTTTGCGGAGGGCCGCCCGTGTCGTACAAGTTGACGCAATCGCACTGAGAGATGTCGAACGTCGCATCGCCTGACCCCACATCCTCGCAGAATGCATGAACGCGGGTCAGGGTCAGCGCATGGCCGGGGATCATCACCGGCGAAGTCTCAGAGCCCGAGAACCCGCCGAAGTGAACGGTTTCACATTGAGTCGTTCCGGTGGTTACGTAGGTGCCATTCTCGTTCGGCTCCGAGCGAGTGCGGCTGGCGTCAAGCAAGTCCATGTCCGTCGTTAGGGTGTACGTGCCGTTGTTCATCACGAGCACGTCCGTATCTCCCTCGCCAGGAAACAGAGTCACAGGCCCATCATGCGCCGCAGAGATGCGAGTGTTCCATGTCGCCTTATCCGCCATGATGCCTCTGATTTTGAAGTCACTAGCCCACGTTCCGCACGAGCCAGTACCGTCGCACTGGATCTGACCTTGCAACTTCATCGTATCGTGCCGATCTCCGTCGCCGCCGACCACATCGACACCATTAATGACAAACGCCTGACCAGACAGCTCATCTTCATTAGCTGCCCAATTCTCACCGGCTAGCCGCCCGTTGTTGATTCCTGCCGAGGTGACGCCCATTTTCAGATATGAGGTATCGCCGATGTAGGTACCACCTAGCGATGGGTCCGTCACAGCAAGAATTGCAGCGGTGTCGTCTGTCGCCCCCGTCGTGATGAGATACCGACTCACTCCGTCATGGGTAACTGTCGCACTTGCGAAGCCAGCGCTAGCAGACGTAGCGCGTAGGGCCACTTGGATCTTCGCTGCGATGTCGTCCTCGTCTGAAATGCCTGCGGTAAAGTCCAGCCCAGACACGTCTTGAGATTCCGCATTGATCGTCACCTCAAATTCGCCGTCACTCACGCCTTGGAATGTAGCCACGCTACCAGAGACCTTGCCGAGCAACGTCGCCGAAGTGACAACGGCATTGGCAGCACCACCCGAAGTCAGCAGGGAGCTATCTGCGGCTAGCGTCGGGATCTCCCAACTACCGTCCGTATTGCACAGATATGCAACCTTGGGGGTGAGGTCGAATGAGGATGTGAAGATTGCAACGTCGTCGCCCGATACGCTGCAACTATACCCAATCGTGTCATTATCAGTGAACACCCGACCGTTGCTGCCGTCGATGTCGTCCTGAAGAATCCGCGTCACGCCGAGTGTGGTGCCGTCGTAAGTCAATGACGAGTCACTACCAATAGAGCCGCTACTATTCAGCAGAACTTCAGTATCACTAGTGCCGCTGATATCAGCCGAGCCGCCAAGTTCCTGCCCTGCGCTACCCGCTACCGCAGCTCCCGCGTAAAACACGCAGAGCAGCGCTGTAAGAAATGATCTCATCATAGACTCCCTTCTATTCGTCGCTACTAGCCGCACGTGATCGAGACGGTTGGGTCAGCACCGCCGCCCTCAGTCCAGTCGATTCGTATGATCTTGTGCGGGTACTGTGATACGAGAAACGCATTCGGACTCGTGCCGGTCAGTGACGCAGACAGCAAGTCTTCAACCTCTCCGCATGAAGTATCCGTACAGGTCTGCGGCATGATGTCGCCACTGGCCCCGTATACTTGGATCACGTATGTGCGGCACTCCTGCAGCACAATCGCGGACGAATCCGCCGTGATGTCAGTGAGCCAGCAGGTTCCACCTTTGCGGATAGCTCCGCATGAGACGGTGCCTCCGTCCTCTGTCATCCAATCCGCCGCACTCGCCGCACCCGCAACGAACAGCAGCAGAAACGCCGTGGCTGTAATCGTGATTAGTCTCTTCATTCTGTACTCCCGTGTAAAAGTCTGGTTATGTAACCGACACATCGCCCGACGAATCGAACGTGCAAGAGGTTGAGATCCGATCTACTGAACTCGGTAGGTCCGTGTCCGTCGCCAGCGCATCGGAGATAGGCACCTTGAGGCAGCGGTTCACCTTCGCTTCGAGATCCTGAACCAGCATGGTTAGCCGGTCGAGTGAAGCTTCTAGACTCGCCGCTGGTAGAATGTCGTTGTCTACTAGGTCGGTTGATTGAGTGAGTGGGATAGAGCGCTGAATCGTCCAAGTCATCGTTGAGGCGAAATCAGTAGCGCCATCGATTGGAGTAACCGTGCCAGTAGCACCCGTCGATGAGCCGCCCGTGATGTTGTAGTGCGTAGCGTCAACCATCGTGGTCTCTGCACCCGTCGCCGTTACGCGCTGAGTTACGATCACGTCGCTATCAGCGAAGTATTTGAACACCGTGCCAATCCCATTATTTGTACCGTCGCCGGTTACTATGGTGGGGGTGTAGGTGGATGAGATGGTCACTAGTTCGACCTCCGTTTGCGCTTGCGCTTCTTGGGTAGGCTGAGTGCTTCGGACACGCCGTCTTCTAGTTGGTCAAACACGGCTTGCAAATAGGGGACTTGGTTGTACGGGGTCAGGCGTCTGACTGTTCGCATGTCGGCGTCGGAGAACCCTTGCGCGCCGCCTACGACGATCTTCGCAGCGCTTTCGATAGTGCCTAGCGTTGGACCTGTAAACGTTGAGGTCAGATTCCGAGCGGCGTAGCGGCTAGACATCCCCTCCCTTCCGGCGATGATCTTGCCCATGTTGAACATCGTGCCGTAAACGCCGAGCGCTCCGGTGCGGTCGATCCCCGCCTCTACCCATCCGCCGAGCGTTTCGGGGTTCTGCCTGTCGTTCTGCTGGTTCTTTATCCACTCAACCGACATCCCGAGCGCGGTCATTATCGCCAGAGCGTTGAGCGTTGCCATGTCTGCCGTTTGCAAGCCAGCGAGGAGAATCGTATTCGTAGCGCCAAACCCGAACCGCTGGAACTGGAAGACGGTCCTCCCGAGTTCGGTCGAGAGCCACAGCGGAGCAGCTCCTGCCCCTGGCGTCAAGATCGTATTGTCCACAGTGAACCGCACAGCTCGGCCCCACTCCTGACGCGCTTCGAGGTCTGTCCAGTCGAGCGTGTTCGACCACTTGAGCCCGTCCGCTTCCGTCATCCCTCCGCCATGCAGCAGTTCAGCGCGGATCTTGGCGCGGATGTCTGGACCGAGGCGAGCAAACTCAAGCTTCGCTATGTCCTTCGCTGTCGCGGTCCCCGTCCCCTCTGCGATGATCGTATCTATCATCCGCGTCATCGAGACGTTTCCCGCGATTCCCTTGATTATCGAGTTCCACGGGGCAAGCATATTCACGATTGAGAAGTTGCGCGAGACGTTCTGCGCGACCTCTTCTACGCGGTTCTGGGCGAACTCCGTACCGATGTCTGCAACGAGCTTGGCCCGTGTGTCAACTGCGAGATCAACCGCAGAGCCGAACAGGTTCAACTCCTCGCGAGCCAGTTTTGTTGAATCCAAATTCCGAATGAACGGGATATACCCGGACTTGAAAGACCTCACCAGCCCATTGCGCATAGGAATCATGCCGAGATCGGGGATGGAGTTAATACCGAAGCCACCGCCCATGCTGGAGAAGTTGATAGCGCGCACCACTCTGCCAGCCGTCACGAGGTTATTCATCGGAGGCACTCCGTAAGTACCCCGCAACAATCCCACCATGCCCTTGAGCTGCTCTATGTCGTCGGCTTGCTGGGCTTGGATCTTTGCCCGCTCCTTTGGAGTCTTAGCCGCCGCGCGTGCATCGGCGTATTCCCGACCTACTTGCTCTAGTTGCTCGTGAAGATCCAACGAGCCGAACTTGCGCATGATGGCAATATCGGGAGCCATCGTGCGAATGTACTGATCCGTGAGCACTTCGATATCCTGCTCTAGGTATTCCTCAATGAACGAGTCTTCCCACGTCAACGCACGCTCTTTGAACGGGCTACCCTTGCCGGACGGCATTTGCTCGTATTGAATCCGCCCGCGCGTGCTCGTAGTGATGTTCTCGAATATGCTATGGACATGGTTATCCACAGCCCTGTCGATGGCGGCAGACTGCTCCGTTGTGAACGTTCTCTTTTCGAGGCCGCCGGTTCCACTCGTCTTCCCTTGCAAGTCTGCTTGCTTCAGGATGGCGTTGATCTCTTCGTCAGAGATTATGCTGCGCACCCACGGTCGTATCTTTTGCGACTTGAACGTGTCTTCTTCGGCTATGATCTTGGTGACGTTGTACACGCGCCGCAGGTAGTTCCGTGCGCCCTTCGGCCCCATTGCGAGAACTTCCTCGGGCATCATGCCGAGGTCGGTCATGTCCTTAACCATCGGCTTGTATACGGTCTCGTCGAGCATCTTCCCGAATTCGTTAGCTTCGGGGATACCGCTATCCCGCGAACGGAACGAAGCGCCCGCCTCTCGGTTGAACTCGGAGGGGGAGAGGATCACAGTACCCTTGCGTCGTTGCGTAACGATATCGGTAGCGTTGATTACATTGCGACGCAGCCGCCCACCTTCGGCAACCAGAGCACCACCCTTCCCGCTCTCCTTCGCTATCCGCGCGCGGTACGTCGTATAGAGGCGGTCGCGCTCCTTCACCATACGGAACACCAGAGCGTCGGTTGAAAGGATCTCGGCTTCAACAGAAGAGCCCGACACCGCGCCCGTGGTCCTGACTGGAGAATCAACCAGTTCCATTACCGACTTCTTCATGGTATTGGAGTGGCTGCCGCCAATAATCCGCACAAACGGGCTAATCGCTACCCGCGCGCCCTTCATCGCCGACCATCGCTCGAATCCAAAAGCTTTCTGTAGCTTGATCTCAGCACCCGAGGAACTGCCGTCTGTAGGCTGAACTAGGTCCGCTTCGGTTAGCTTCACCTCGTGCGATGTGCCCGAACCGCCTCGGAGATGAGCGGAGCCTAGATCGTCGTTGATCTGCTTCAGTACCGCGCGCCGGCTACTGCGGCTCATCTGGCCAACGCCAGCACCCAACATGCCGCCGAGGAACATCGAAGCGGTAACGTTGAGCACGCTCTCGTCGAGTGACCGCGTATCCTGCGCAGCCTGCAATACCGCTTCCGATGCCGATGCGCCTATCATCGCAGCCCGAGCAGTGGAGATGCCCGAGGTCAGCGGCCCCGCTATCTCTGCTGGAGCCGTTCCCGTGAATGCTACCTTGGCAATCTCCGCAGCCTTCGCGCCTCGTGTGAGCTTCGCCGCTGCAATCGTTGCATTAGCCGCCTTGATCTGTCCGCCTATAGGCATCATTATCAATGGGTCAATCATCCCAGCAGCGAAGGTAGCCACATATCCGAGCGCGCCGGCAGACTCAAGCCGCTCGTGGCGTGCTAGCCATTCCTCGCGGTCGATGCGCTTAGCTTCCTTCTCGTCTTGCGTCCTGACTCCGATGAGGTCTTCTGGGAAATCCTCGAATATCGTTCCCTCGATATCCTCGAATGCGTCGAAACCGTCAGGAGGCGCAGCGTCATCCAATGGCGGTACATCGGCCAAGAAATCAAACGCCGCTACGACGGTGTTCTCTTGCTTGAATGCATCCTTCACCACTTGACCATAGCTAGGCCGCTGCGTTACCGAGGCAGGCGGATCGCTGCCGGGGAAGTCACTCCTTGTCGGAGATAGCGAGACTTGTTTATTGAGAGTCATGGTTCCACGATCCTGCGTGGCTTCTTGGCAGTCGGGACAGTGAGACCCGTTAGAGCTTCCGCAAATCCGGCGTTCTCTTCGGACCGTCTCAGCAAGCTAATGGCAGCGCGTGACGATTCCTTGATCTTCTGCCCTTCCTTCGCCTCCTTGAGACTATCCGCTCTCCGCTCTTCAATCAGGCGTTGGTCATCGGGGAAGAACCGCATAGGAATGTTGTTCTCATCGAGCAGTTGCAACGTGTCGCCGCCATCATCGCCGAGTAGGAACACGTTGTAACCAGGAGTCAGAGCGCCCGTGTCGGGATCGTGCTCGCGCATACTGTCTTCGTCAGCGCTTAGCATGATCCGGCTCGCAATCTCATCGGCGCCCAAGTCGGCTACTTCTGGAGTTCCGGCGAGGGTGAGATCCGCTACTATCTGCCGCGAGATCTCCTCGGAGTCGTTATTGAGCTGCTTGTACATCAACTCGGGAGCCATGTACATAATACGAGGCTCACCGCTGGTATTCGTTACGCCCCAAGAAAGCTTCATCTTGCTCAACGCTCGTTCGAGAGACTTCTCGATATTCGGATCCAACGTGTGCTGCCGCTGCACCTCAGCAGAAAACGCCTTCTGCAATCCGGGCCCTATGTCATCGGTGCTGGGGTCGAAGGCATACGGCAGCACAATACGGAACGCATCACTGTTCTTAACTAGCCAGTCACCGTCCCTCTGATCGCCCTGCAGAAACGCATGATGTTGCCTGCGCCCCTTTGCAATGTCGGGGCTAAGCTTCGCTATCTCTCTGGCATCGGATACCGCTTGCTTGACGGGGACTCCGAGCACTACCGACGCATCAACGTTTTCGAGGAATGTCGCCGTCTCGTCACCCATGCGCGCCGTGGCTTGTGGCGAGACGTTGCGCATCGCTACGAACAGTTCCGCAGCCTCAGCTACCTGCGTTGGTGTGCCGTTGCTGGTCTTGGCGCGTAGTTCCTTCTCGATGATTGAAGGCAACACGTCGATATCGTCTACTAGATCAATCTTCGCATCTCGCAGTTCTTCTGGCGTCGCGTCTACCAAATCCGGCAGAAAGATCTCTTCCATATACGCGTCAATGTCTTTCATGTCCTTCGGGTCGATGAGCAACCCAAAAGCAATCGAGTCGGCAACCTTCTGCGCCCCACTATCAGCGGAGCTTAGGCGGTCGATCCTTGCGCGGAATTGGTTATCAGCGTGGATTGCCTCTGATTCGGTAATCACATTGGACTCTGCCAGAGTGTCGATACTCGCCTTTGCCGCGAAGATCTCCGTAGGTGTGGACATCTCTGCAATCTGCGAAGTCATCTTACGGCGGCGTCCTGCGTTGAAGCCATTAACCGCCTCCGACTGCTCGGCTGCCACATCTCGGCGCAGATTCGTACGCTGCGTGGATGTCAGGCTCGGAGTATCCTCGGGGTCCTTGAGCATTCCCTCCGCTGCAACCAGTAGCGCAATAGCCTCCTCTTCGTTGTCGGTCGCGTCTGCGAGGTCGATAAGACGCCGCACTGACTTGATATCGACGCCTGCAAGGAACGCTTCTACCGCCGCAGGCTTATCCTCAGCGCGGATGATCTCCGAATCGTTTATCATCCCAACGCCGGACACAACGAGCCGCTCCTTGGCTCCTGGGGGCGCTATCACAACTGAATCGGACAGTTCCGAAAGGTTACTTTCGAGTGCAGCCTCACCAGCGGCCAGCTCACGCTTGAACTGAATATTTCCCATTGACGCAAGATGCGCGGTCATGAGCTTCTGAGATCCCTCCGCGTATGCAGCCCTCGCGCCATCGTCGCTAATGTTACGGCCTATGTTCCCCCTGAGTTCTTCTCCGCGAGCTTCAAACGTGCTGGAGATTGCGCCGATATCGTCCTGCTCTGCAACGTCACGTCCGAGGTTATCCAACTCCCGGCTAAACGATGTGAATGCGTTGTTGCGCTCTTCCCGTGCCCGCTGTGCTTGGCGAGCGGCCTCCAACTCCCGCCGGGCTTGGATTGTGCCGGCAACGTGCCTCTCCAACGGACGCACAGCACTCCCAAGTGAATCGCCAATCGACTGCCCAAGCGCAAGGGTACGCTCAGGGCTCACCGATGAGGTGAACTCAATCTTGCCCTGAACAGGTCGCGATGTAGGTACTCTAGGCATTATAGGAGTACACCCATTCCAGGCGCAGTACGCCGCCCACTAGACCCGCTTGAGGTGCTACCCAATCCGCTGAACTGCGCGCCGCTTGGTTGTGGAGTCCCTCCACCCTGCAGGCCAAAGCTCGTCACTGAGGAGACGATGGAGCTGATTCCGCTGATAATGCCCTGCGTCTGAGCCTCCTCACCTCTCCGCTCCATGCTCATAGCTTCCGCCTCGCGTGCAAACTTGGCACGCAGTATTGCCAGTTCCGCCTCTGCTACCGTATCGCCGAGAACTGCCAGAGGGGTGCCGGTGCCGGGGTCTGCTCCGGTCGTCGCAAACGCCACCTCTTGAGAAGCCAGCAAGCGCCGCACATTGCGCCGCGAGTCTCGAGCTTCTACCGTCGCGAGTCTGCGCTTGAACGCTGCCGCTAGCTTCGCGTCACGCTTCGCTGCAATGCCGCCGATGATTGCGCCTGTTCCGCTTACAACTCCACCCATTAGAGTTCCACCCGTGCATATAGGTCGTGTGTCTTCTGGTCCGGTGCGTAAGCCGTCATCGTGCCTTCGTGGCTGAACCCGAGACGGAATATCCAGACGTGCGCTTCGTCGTCGCCCTCTTCCACCGTAGCCTGCAATCGCCAGTAGCCGCGCTCGTTGTAGAGTTCGTTCAGAAATCGGACTACGCCACGAGTCAGCACTACGCCGCGTGCCTTCGCTGCATCGGTTATCAGCGTCCAGACCACTCCAACTCCTTTCCACTGAAACGCCACGCCAACGATAGCTAGAAGCTCCCCGTCATCTTCCCACGTGCGCGCATCCGCGTAGAGCATCTCTCGACTCTGCTCGGTATCGGGGAGGATTGAACGCACGTCGGCCTCGGCGTCAGCATCGGGTAGATTGATGCGATGCAAATCCTCGAACTCTGTCGGCCTCCAAGTCATCGTTGCCCCGTGCTGCTGAGAATGTTCATCGCCAGAAGGTTGAACGGGAGCGGCTGCCGTTGCCGCACGTAGACCCGCTTATCGCGTTGGAACCCTTCTGGAAACGCTTGCTTCCGGTCTCCTGTGAACGCGGGGACGCTGGTATCCATCGCGTCGGCACCGTCACGCATGATGATCGGGTCCATGCGGGTCGGGAGTAGTTCCGGTCCGAACTCACCTCCAATCGTGTTGTAGAGTCTAAAGACTACGTGGTCAGTCCGGGCGACTTTGCCCATCGAACTGCCTTCCGGGTCGGGGGGGTCGAGCGGTATAGTCTGCAGAACGGAGTCGTAACCGAGCCCCGCTACAATGTCGGTATAGGTATCGTCGAGAGTGATCGCGCCGGATGAGACCACGCGCTCGGGATGCACTGCGCCGTTAGCCAACACCTGCACCGTCTCACCCTCGAGATGGTCCAGCCCGCTGTAGGTATTCGTGGCAGTGCTTGAGTAGGTAGCCCCCGCCGAGTCCATGAACATCATGTCGGTATCGGTACCGGAGAGCCACTCGTCCTCGAAGAACTCGATATGCCGCGCTGTGGAGCCGTTCACGGTTCGCTTGACGGTCATCCATACTTGGTCATGAGTCCCCGCCATAGCCGGAATCACCGCTACTGATTCGACTACAGCGTCACCTGATTCGGTAATCGTGTGAGTGCCGGAACCCTGATCCGTAATCGTCACTGCAGTAGAGTCGGGAGTGAGCATTAGCTGGAACGTGTCTGCGTCAATTACTGAAACGTAGTAGTTCGTACCCGTGGCGAGTCCTGCAGGCAGATCCGCCGCAGAGGTAGTGAGCAGGAACGGCCCTTGGTCCTCAACGTAACCGTGTCCCGTGATCGTTATCGAGTCGTCTGCTATGGTCACAGCCGCTGCAAGGAAGTCCTCAGCATCACCTGAGCCGAAGTTCCCGCCGATGATATGCCGATGCCACGCGAATACCTGCTGTTCAGGGACATAGGTAACGGCTGCTAGCTGCCCATCGCTGCGCACGCACCATAGAACTTGATGCCGGTCCTCTTGATACGCCATGTCTGTGATAGTGAGAGTGCGGCCGAAGATGTGCTTAGCAATCAGCGTCACGTCGATAGAGTCGATGTGATCTGAATCGGAGTCAATCGTTACTGCTCGCAGCCCTTGGTGGTTCGCAGTCACGTATGCGATCTGATCGCTAATCACTGCAGGAACAATAGCCGCAGCGCCCACCGTAGAGACTCGCTGCATGTTGAGGTTGGTCGGCGTGATACCATCGCCATCGAATGAGCCACGCACTACGAATAGCGCGTTAACCGTGCCGAGCAGCATCCGGTTACTAAGCACCGCCCATCTGAAAGCGTTGATCTCGCCCGTGCCTACCGTGAACGCTAGCGCCGATGTGTCCAACACCGCTGGAGCCGCTGCGAGGTCATCCGGCCTGAATGAGTTGTAGGCGTTAGTCACACTCGCGCGGAACGTCTGCGGGTCGTCGTCATCACCGCACATCACCAGCCGCTGCTCTACGAATGAGATAACTGAGGGCCAACTGCCCGGATACCATCGGCCCATGCTAAAATCAGCCGTCGTAGTAGTGCTAAACAGGTCGGACTTCACCCTGCACCACGCCACCGTGGAGCTGAATATCTCGAAGATCTCGACATAGCCGGGGGCGTTGCCGGCGACGTGGTAACGCATAATCCGCCCGATGTCCGTGCTTGCATCGAACGTATACCCAACGGCCGTCATCGTGATATATCCGGTGGTGGCGCTAGCCGTCATCGTAATCGTGCTATCAGCGTTCTCGTCTAGGTACGGTCCGTCGATGATTGCCACGGAATCAAGCGCCCAGTGAACGTGCCAAAAACTGTCAGCGCCCCTCGTCAATTGCGCTGGCCGATGGTCTGGATGCACTATGTAGAGGAAATCCGCAGACTGGGCAAACTGCAAGTCGAATAGCTCCGACTCAGTGTACGACGTGGCGACTTCTTTCTGTAGCCCGACCGGATCTCCTGCGGGATTCGCCTGGATGCGATGCGTCCCAGACCCTACGCTTGAAATTGTAATCGGAGAGCCCGTTGGAGTGGTCGCGAGCCTGAATTTCTGGCGCAGGTAATCGCCGGTAGGTGTCAGCGTGCATGTCCCGCTGCCTACTGCTGATACATTGACACCACCGCCACCGGCCGAGGTGCTCAACTCGTAATGAGTGGCATCTATCCAGTTGATGTAGTAATCCGTGTCACTATCCATTCCGACAGGATTGTAGCCAGTAGTGGTAAGCCGGAACGGTCCTTGCTGGTCCGTGTACCCGTGCGCATCGGTGGTATCGATAACACCGGGGCTCGCTATCGGGCAATCGGTCGCCGCGTCGAACGTGCTCGACTGCGGCAGGCGGATGTAGTAGTCGGTGTCGAGGGCAACTTGTGGCGAGGTCGTAGGCAGCGCCCCCGATGTATGTGTGAAATGGACCGGACCCTGACCGTCTACATAACCATGCGTCTGGTCGGCTAAAAGGTTCCACATCTCTTCTGTATTCAAATCAGTAGTCACATTGGCAGAGACTATGATGTCTTCTTTTAAATCCGCAGCTTCATCGGCAAAGATGCGGATTGTCGAGTCGCTGAATTCCAGCATGTACGTCTGCGAGTTTGAAAACGTGAACGGTACAAGACGGCTCTTGACGGACTCATCCTCAACCGTCTTAACGAACCGAGTAGCAGGCCGACGATGCACGCCACCCTCTGGATGCACGATGAAGTTCTCAATCGTCGCAGCACCCTTGCCGTACTTATCCGTATCCGGCCGACCCATGAACTCGGGAGACACCTCTCCCGCGTTAAATGCGAACATCGGCTGTGACACCTTAGGCACTAACTACCACCTCGCATCTGTGAAGGCATTCGCATCGACGGCGCGGACCTTCTCAGTCTGGCTATCCGCAGAGCGAGCTACGTTCAGCTTGTTCCGATACAGCCCCGCCATCTGGTCTACTACCGATGTAGTCTGAGTGAGCGGTTCTGCCCATTCCATCGCAAGCCGTGCTGCAAGAGCCTCTCGGAACGTCGAGTCCATCTCGCCCACTTCTACCGACCCGATGTAGAGCAGATTCAGCGGGGCACCGATGTCCGTAACGATCATCCGCCCTTCGTTGCGCCACTCCTCACCGCCGGCATTCTCCACCTCCACCACGCGCAGGCATCCGGTTGGGAGGTTGTACGCGTACGCATAGCCCCACGTCGGAGTTGCAGCATTTGCCGCAATCGCAGCACGCTTCAAAGCAAAGTTCCACGGAAACTCACGAAGCAACGCATCGCGGATATCCGCATAGGTACGCGTAGCAAGCCGACCCGCTGGACTCACATCCGTCGTATTGACTAGATTCTGTTCCCCGAGCTTCGACAGCGCGGAGTTGATGACATCTATATCAGCAGCCATGGAACCCTTTCAGGCTACCAACGGGCGACAGCGGCAAGGAGGTGAGGAATCCGCCGCCGCCCGAGGGCAGTCACTAGCTGTCAGTCGCCCGCGACGTAGAACGCCTCGAGCTGGACGAGGCTGATCGCCACTGTCGGCTCAACCGTCATCGTGAAGACGAGGTCAAACGACACCTTTGGATCTACCGTGTACGTCGATGCGGCAGTGATGTTGACGAGTTCCCAGAGTTGGAGGCCGATGTTCTCCGTGTCGTAGTCTCCGTTCTCGAAGTGCTCAACGCGATCGTGCGCGGTGTCGATGTCTACCGCCGTGGTAGAAAAAGCATCTACGCAAGCCGCAGCCGGCAAGGCCCCGTCATGGTTGGCGCCGCTGAGGTAGATCCCAAGGTCCGCATCTCCCGCAGTCGATCCGCCGTCCGAACTCAGGAGCAACGAGTAGAGCACGTCACTCGACTTGAGAGTGAGCATACGGACCTCTTCTCCGACACCCGCCACAGTACCCATGCCAACCCGCGCATGTGAACGCCGCTGGCGGGAGTGGGCCTTCTTGACCGATACTTTCTTGGCCGAGTCGATCGCGAGTTCCTCGGCAAGAGCGCCAACGCCGTCCTCAACGGTGCCGCTCGAATTGTAGTGACTACTAAAAATGGACATATTGATTCCTTCTCATTGCGACACGACACCGCATCGCACAATGAACAGGCAGGGGGCCACGACTCCGCGACCCCCAGCCGATTCAAATCCCTACAGATCCTCGTCGCAGAGAATCTCTACAACGCCAACCTGATCCATCCGCACAGCACCGATATCCATCTTGTAGGAAATCTGCGTACTGTGATTCTTCCCCGGAAGGATGTCGATGTTCGATGTGACATCCGCACCAATGGCGAGCTTCATCGACTGCTTACGCCAGCAGAAGACCGACCGGATGTTGCCGGTAGCCTCCGGCAGACGTTCCGACTTGAGGAACTTGAACCCAAGCCAGGAATCCACGGAACCATCAACAAGCGCGCGTACGCTGTTGAAGTCGCTCGATGTAAAGTCCGTGCTACCGAGCAGGCCCTCACGCTGTTCCGCCGAGCAGACGCAGTACCACTGATTGTCCCCGTCATCCTCGGGATTCTCAGCAGCTTCCAGAATCCTGCGCGCCGTGCGCAGCTTCGCGGTAGTGAGGTTCGACGTGCCCACAGCGACCTGATAGTTCGTGGTGTCGAACGCGTCGGTCCCCGTTCCCGTCTTCCCCGTAGCCACCGTGGCATCGAAGGCAGAAATGATCGTGTCATCAATCTGCCGATTCGCTGCCGACGCCATGTTGCGTGCGTATGCGCTGGTCGGGCTGGTGATCGTGCGAAGAACATCCGCGCGGTCCACCAGATCATTCACCGCGTAGGTCGTCATGCTGACGCGCCTGCGGCTGTGGGGAGTGTCGGTGTACTCGGTATCACCGTGACGGGTCGATACCTCGGACATGGCAGTAGCAGAGATCTGATCGAAGTAGGTAAACTCGCCGTTCACCGTTTCGACATCCACAGCACCGCGCAGGTTGCTACCCATCTGCTGCTGCAGCATCTGGATGTTGTCTTTGTACTGCTGCTTCATTGCAGTAGTAATTTGCGTGCTCATTGTGAGAGCCTCCGTAGTTGAATTGATTTCAATCCAAACCGGCTACCCTCAGAGCTACGCCGGACCCTTGCGGGCTACCCGTCTGCAACTGTGGACCGCTTCTACCCCTTACCGTTGGGGCGAACGTCAACCTGTACTTGCTCGGACCCTCGCGGGCTATCCGACTTGCTTACTCCTCGTTCGCGAATTCCATCGCGTAGAGATCATGTAGCCGCTTATTCGCCCATTCGTGGCGCGGATTATCCTTATCCGTGTACTGCGCGATGAAGTCCGAATCGGCCATGAGTTCCTGTCGAGTCTGTCTCGCTTCTTGCCGCGACATCGTGGTGCGTGGTGCTGAATCTCCAACGAGACCATGCTCACTCATGCGCCCGCCGAGACTCGCCAACAGCTTGATTACAGCCGGGTTATTTCCGAACGTAGTCCCGTCAGCCATCGCGAGATCCAGAATCGACTCATCACCAGCACCCGCGACCAACGCGCTGCGAGCGATTGCCACCTGAGCGTCATAGCTTGCACCCCACTCGGTCTTCAGATCCTTGAGCGCGGTCTCCTGAGCCTGCTGAACGTTCTGCTGTGAGTCCGTATGCTGCCCGCCGACTAGCTCGTAGTAGTCCTTGAGCACGCCCATTAGCTGCGTCTGTGACAGCCCGTGCCCGTGCATCCGAGATACGATCTCCTCCTGAAAGCCATCGACCATCGGCAGGCCTTCGGGAATCTTCAAATCAGTGAGGTCATAGTCTTCAGCCTTCGCGGGTCGCCCGAGCTTCAGATAGTGCGCGTTTCGCTCTTCATCCGTTGAGTTCTCATTCAACAGCGCAACCTTGTCAGCGCCTACCATCTTCTCCGCGTTGATGTAGTTCTTCGCCAATGTCTTCACATCAGGCACCTGCGACACGGACGGATTACTCGCGAGGTCGGGCACATCGGACAGATACTGTTGCTGCCAGCTCTGTACCGGCTCGCTGATTGTTACTGCGGGTTCCGGCGCTACTTCTCCACCGCCCGTTGGTGCGTCTAGTGCTTCACTCATTCATCTGCTCCATTCGTTTCTCTGTCACGTATTCCTCGAACATCCGGCGAATTGCCAGATCTTCCTCCCTCAGACGCTCCAGCACTTGGAGCCACGCTAAGCGCGTACCTTCGTTTCTTGCTAGCTCTGTCGCATCGCCTGACGAGGGCCAGGTCGATTGCTTCCCGTACCAATGCTCATACATCCACATGAGTACAAACTTGCCTGCCTCAGTATCGAAGCACCGCTGAAACTCTTCCCGCTCGCGATCAAGCCGGTTCCTCGCCCGAGTCTTTTTCGTTTGCAGAAACTCCATCTATCCCTTCGGCATCTTGTTGATCCGCCTCTGGATCTTGTTCGCGTCACCCTTCGTCATCGCGCCATCACGCGCCGATTCGAGCTTCAGCAGCAACTCAGACTTGCGAGTGATTAGCGGGGGAGACTCAACGGGGGTTAGCCGCTTCGGCTTCGATGCCGCCTGCTTCCGTGCGCCCTTCTTCCTGAGTGCCATCATTGTTCCTTGTGCCCGAGTTCCTTCAGGCGTTCGTTGAGTCGAGCAACGCGCGCGGGAGGTTGCCCCTCGCGGTCACGCGAACGCAGACACGCCTCAATCATCTCGGCTTTGCTTGGCGTCACATTGTTCCTGTTGCGCACCTGATTGTCTATCGCGCTATCGCCCTTCTTCTTGCGTCCCATTAAGCTGCCCCACCCCCTGCGTTCGGTACCGCTTTAAGTAGTTTCGCCGCCTGGTCGGTTTCGACTATGGCGTCTTGCTGTTCTTTCTCTTCTTCCGCCATGCGCGCCCGCGCCTCGCGACGTACCGCAACCTGCCGCGCATCGCGCATCATTACGCTAGGCACTCCGAGTGCATCGGCGAGCTCCCGAGCTCCACGGTCGAAATCCACAATGTCGAGCACTTCAGGCTCTACTTGAGCCAAGTTGGAAACGTGCGTTGCGAAATCAATTATTGCCCGCGCATCGCTCGTTTGCTGAGCACGTGCTACGGGGCTTACATAGTTGATTCGCAACGGCTGGCCGGCAATCTCTGGAGGTTCCTCGGGTAGTCGGCCTGCACGAGATTCAATCGCATACACTCGCTCGACGATGGGCTCCAGAAGCTCCGTCTGCATCCGGCCTAGGATCGGGCCCTGGTGGCGCATCATCTGCGCGGATAGCTCGAGCACCTGCGTAGCGGTCATGCGTGGGTCGCGAATCATCTCGACTAGTTGGTGCAGGAATGCCTCTTGCACCGACTTGCGAGTAGACGCAATCATTGCCTCAGTGATTGAGAGATTCCCGTGGAATGGCAATGACTGAATCGCGGGCTTCATCGAAGACATGTTGGAGTCTACGGAAATCACCGACTTCGGGATGAAGCTCAAGTCACCGGGTAGCACTGCCTGCGAGTCAACAATGTAGGGCGGGAAGACAGCCATTTGCGCAGCGCTGAGAGTGACCTTGACCATCTCGTTGAGCATCTTCGCATCGCAGATGCCATCGCCGCCGGGGCCACGTCCGTACACCTCGCCCGGTTCCACCTTCCAACGCGGAGTAGGCATCGGCAGTTCGTTGTAGCCGCCCTCATCTACAATCGCGCGGTCCGCTTCTGACAGGAAGAAACTCGCCCACTTCTTGCCGGAGTTGTCGAGGTTGCCGATCACATGGTCATCGTTCGGAAGAATGATGTGTATGTATTCGGCTTTATCCTCGGTATTCTTTCCTTCGAGCGTGCGCTTAGCGCTGCGTACCTTATCGCCCCAAAGCGACACAGCCTGCCGAGCGGTAAGCTTGAAGATGCGCACGATGGTATCAATGCGTCCGGTCGGGTCCTGCGCTAGATACAGCTCCTGCAATGGACGGGCAGAGAACTGAACACCCTTACTCGGAACATCGTCGATAAAGATCGAGCCAGTACCAAAATTGACGATATCGGTAAACGTCTCCGCCATCTGTGCATGAAAATTTGCCTCCGGTGCGCCGAGTGCCGCGTACATCCGCTTTTCGGCGGCATCGAGCCACTCTACTGCGGGCTTGATATCGTTCAGCGCGGGGTTCTCGAATTGCAGCTCGAACCAACGCGCGCCGAGCGGAATCAGAAGGCTGTGCATTGCACCGGAGAGCAGGCCGGATGAAACGCGGAACGTGCCATCATAGATAGGCTGCAGCCGCTGCCGACCCGGCGTAGCATCTACCGTGAAGTCGCGACGCCCAAGACCGCAATCGGCAATGTCCTGCCATACGGCCTCAGTTGTGCCGCGATAGCTTACTAGCTCATCTGCACGACGCTTAAGCGTCTCGTATGTAGCGCCCGTTGCCACTGTTACCCCAGCACCGATTCAGCGCGTCCCTTCTTGAACGCTTGCTGTTGCTTCTTGCGGGTGAGAATCTGGAATGCTTCCGTTTCTTCATCCTTGCGGCGTTCATCTGCCGCCCGAATCCGCGCCTTGCGCTTAGCGGTTTTGCCGGTGAGGTCGTCGAGCTTGCTCGAACTGCCGCCCGATGCGCCCTTACTGATGAAGCTGAAAACCTTACCCATTGATTCCCCCGTTACTCATACGATGCCACCACCCGCTAGCTGCGGCTGTGGACTAGACAGCACAGAGCGCGTTGGAGTGTTCAGAATCGAATCCTGCCTACTCGTGCCGCGTAGCTTCCGCTGCCGCCGCTGCTCTTCCCTCACTTCCTCATCGCTGCGTTCAGGAATCTCGGGGAACTTAGGAGCAGAAAACAAAGAAGCCATTTAGACAACTCCTTGCGAGAGCGGGTCATAGTCGAGACCAGTCATGCGCGGAAACTTGTTCATAGGCTCCGCAGTGCGAGCCATGCGCTTAGCCATCACGCACATGCGGGTAGCTGACATGAGGTCGTCGTCCTCTTTCACAACTCGCCCGTCTTTACGGTGATATGCGTCGAACTCGTTGAACCATGCCTCTAGATGGTGGAACACTTTGAGCCGACCCGAGTTCATGCGCTCGAGCATCTCCATGAGTCCAGCCTCGAAGCCATGCCCGCCATCGTCAAACGTCGCATGTTCCCGCAGCATCCGAACACCCTGCCGCCGATACAACTCCGCTTCGGTCTGCTGGCTATCACGGTCGCCGATACGGTTCCCGTCGTGCGGCCACGCCCAAGGCATCCCCTTGTTCCACTCGCGGATTTCAACGGACATCTGTGAGGGTGTCTGCTCGCGTGCTCGGTACGCGTGAGTCACATAGATGCAATCGCTATCCCTATCCCACGCTGTAGCCACGCAGCCCGTAGGGTGGTCCCATCCGAAGTCGATACCGCCGAGCAAAGGCCAATGGTCGGGGATCTCGAACGGCTTCACCGATACAGACTCGATCGTAACGGGGAAGACGCGACCACTACCGCGCATCGGGATGCCGCGCATCCGCGCCTCGCGTTCATGCGGAGGATAGGACGCGAGGATTGTTTCCTTCTCGTTCTCGGTGTAGTGCCCGACATCATCGAGCGTCATCATCGTGAGGGAACGGTCCATCGTCGTCGGATGCGGATAGAACATCTTGACCGTCTTGGTCATGCCGAGGAGCGGCGTCAGGGTCATGAGCATGATCCCGTTACGCGCATTCAGCCGAGTGAGCCCCTCGGTGTAGTGCTTCGCCGGTGGTTCCTCATCGCACCATATACCGTTGAGAGACTCACCTGCCCATCGGTCGAGCTGCTGCTCGTACGACTTGAAGCCGATATAGGACTCCCCGCCGGACTTGTGCTTGATGAACACCTGCGCGACGGCATTCGCAATCGTGCGAGCCATCTTGATCTCACTTATCGCGTTCTTCGGGATTGCTCCGGTTCCGTAGTTGGTCCCCTCACCAAGTAGAAGCCTCTGCACGGTATCGCGAGTTCCCTCAGCGGATGTGCCGGCAACCCAGAAGCGGACGGGTCCGTCAAACCGCCGACCTTCCCACCAGTCTGGGTAGCGGCCGGTACAATGGAAGGCGACTTCCATTGCGGCGGAGTACGTGTTGTGATGCACGAGCCCGGCAAGCACGTAGTTATGCGGACCGGGAACTGTGAAGTCGTATACATCATGGACGCCGATTGGCTTTATGTGTACAATCTTATTTCCGCTAACCGAGAGAGGGGAGAGACATGCCTGCGAAGATTCACTTGAACGAGACTGACCTGCGTCATGCGATCGAAGTTGAGAAGCTGACGCAATCGGCGGCCGCCAAGCTGTTCGGCTGCTCTGAGGATACGGTGCGCCATCGGTGCAAGGAGTTGGGGGTGCAAACGCAAAGGACCGGGCCGCGCTCTGGATCTGGTCACCCAAATTGGAAAGGAGGTCGGAACACTGACCCCAAAGGCTATGTTTGGATCTACGCGCCTGACCATCCGAATTGCACGATTCACGGAGGGCGCGTCGCTGAGCACCGGCTTGTGATGGAAGGGGTTCTCGGTCGCCTGCTGGACCGGAGGGAAGTAGTTCACCACAAAGACGGCGACCCAGGGAATAACGATCCCGAGAATCTGCAAGTGTTCCGAACGAACGGTGAACACTTGAAGCATGAGCTGACTGGAAATCACGCTCATCGGTACACTCCTGAAGTTCGGGCGAAAATTTCAAAAGCTCTTCAAAGAGCACATAGCCTTCGGAAGTCAAAATCCGGTGACGGTCAGCACACTCGAACCACCGCCCGTCACTCATCGTGACCCGGTAGCACTCAGCCGGATCGTCCTTCTTGAACACGGGGCCGGCCATCGCCTTGATGACTTCGCCATCCTTGTACGCGTAGACCTCGAACTGCTCGCCAGACTCGAATAGCTCCCCTATCGTCTTCCTGCTACCATCGGGCAAATCGATAAAAGTGTTTAAAGTCGCGCACTTACCGGATTGATTGCCAGCGAGTAGAAGCCTCTCACGCTTCGTTGCCCCGAGGTTGTGGAATTCCTTCTGTTTCGCATACGGCTCATAGGACAGCATCTTGTTCTGCGTGAGTGCTTTCAGGATGCGTGCTGTCTTTTTGATCTGGTTTGTACTCATTGCAGAATCGGCCCCGCGTCCGGCGTCTCGTCCTCATCCGGTTCCTCATCCGATTCGGTCACTAGGGACTCGGTGAACTTCTTGCGCATGTTCGGGTCGAGGCTGTCGAGCAGTCCGCGCAAGAAGACTTGGATGTCATCGGGGCTCATGCCGTCAATATCCGCGTCGAAGTTCTCATCGTTGCCGGCTTCAAGGAACGTGCCGCTAGCGCGTCCGAGCAGCTCCAAAGACTTGTTGCAGGCGGCGAAGTCACGCTTGGTCACATCGACTTCGACTTCTACGCCGTCCTCGCCCTTCTCGTAGGTACGGGCGGGGCGATTGTCTCGGCCGATCACCGCGTTGCCCTTCTTGGCGGCGCGCAGGTTCTCGCGGATGCCCTCGACTACTTCGTCTCGAGACACAGCGCCGGCTGTAACAGCCTGATCCTCAATCCGCTTGCGTAGGAAGTCGATGCGCTCGTTCACGCCGGGGCGGTTCTTTACTTGATACGGCCCTCGACGGTGACAACCGTCATAGCCTGCGGCGACATGCGCGTCTTTCAGGGATTGCCCCTGAGCGACAGCCAACGCAAAGCGCTCGTGCTTCAGCACCTTCAGCGGGTCTTCACCTGGAATCGGCATCGCTACCCCCAGACGATTTAGCTAACAGCAGCACTCAGCGGTGATGCGACAGTGCCGGATGCGTTCGTGTGTCCAGAGATGACCCACGCGCCGGCTGCGCCATCCACGAATCGAATCGTATCGCCGACAATCCCGCCCTTCGTGGTGCCGTTGAGCGTCACCGTGTCGAAGTTGTCCGCCGCGAGGCAGGGCATAGAAATCAGAGTGTCGGAGGTATCAACGTCGGTCTGGAACAGGGTGCCTGCGAATTCGTCGGTAGCGTTCACCACCTGAATGACAGTCCCGTTCGTGTTCACTTCGCCGATAATGAACTCGTATACATCGCCAGTGCCGCCCGCTGCGGGCAGTGTGTAGGTAGCGGCGGCGGTGCCGGTCACGTAGAGCAGCCGGCCGGCGTGCTCAGCGGCGGTGATTGCATCGGTAGCGGTGAGCGAGATGACGCCCGTAGCGTTCTCTTTACTCCAGCTCCCCGTAGAGGTGTCGAAGAAAACCGACCAATCCCCGGTTGCTGCCGTGGTTGTCGCCGTTGGAATCTCGGTGATGTCCATGTACGCCAGCGCTCGTCCGTCGTTTGCCATTGAAGCCCCCGTAGAGAGAAAAGTACACCGCCGGTATACTCTTAGACCGTGGTCCATTCTTAGACCGCCGTCTAATCATGGAGTACACTCCACCGAAACGTCAAGCGGAATTGTGCATTTTGTGTAAAAACGCTGGCTGACAGGTGGGAAAATGAGCG